CTTTTCTTCAGCAAAAATGCCAAAAACTGAGGGCCTTAGAGAATAGCGGCTAAAGGGGGTGAAAATCATGTCTATTGGCAACAATGGAGGGCGGCCTCGTAAGGTTGTAGCGATTTCGACCGGGAAAATCGGAAAAGCAGAAAAACTTAAGCGGCAAGCGCAGGAAGCTGCGGTCAAAGGTGACCGTGACCAATTGGAAAATAACGTTCCGGAGTGGCTTACTGAAGATGCAAAGGCTGAATATATCCGGGTGGTAAAAGAAGCTGCAAAAGTGCCGTTCCTCGACAATATTGACCTGCATTATGTGGCCATGTATGCAGATGCCGTTGATAAGTATATCAAGGCTGCAAAACAATTGCATAAATATGGCGATGTCATCAAGACCGATATGGGGCTGACGGTGTCGCCGTTTTTGAATGTGCAGAAAAAGGCTGAAGATACAATATTCAAGTGCTCTGCCAAGCTAGGACTGGCAACGACAGACAGGCTGAGGCTGATTGTTCCCAAGGTCGAGGAAAAGGCCGAGAACAAATATCTCAAATTCTTGAAGGGCTGATTCTATGAGAAAAGTAGCTGACAGAACAACAGCATATGCGAAGTTAATCGTCAGCGGCAAGCGCATCTGCGGCAAAGCCGAATATCAGGCATGCAAACGTCACCTTGACGATATGGCTAATAAAAACAGCGAATACATCTTCGATGTCGAAGAGGCTGAAAACCATATCGACATTGCGAACCAGCTCACGATTGGCGAAGGTGTTGAAGCGAAGCGATTGGTAACGCGAGGATTTCAGAACTTCATTATCGGCTCTTTGACCGGATGGCGAAAGAAACGCTCAAAAGTGTTGCGTTTCCGAGAGGCTTACGTTCAGATGGCTCGGCAGAATGGCAAATCATTCATTGCTGGTGAGTTATGTAATGACCGAGCGACATTCTCCGGCTATAAGTATGGGCGCATCTTTTGCACAGCGACAAAACAGGATCAGGCTAACATCGTATGGGACGAAGTGAACAAATTCATTGAGTCAGATTCGGATTTGATGAACCTCTATAAAATCCGTAAATACGACAGGACGATAACCAGTCTTGTCACTGGCACGACGATAAAGGCGATTGGGCGCGATACCAAGTCTGCGGATGGCTTCCGGTCGTTGCTCGCGGTGGTGGATGAGTACCATGCTCATCCAACGAATCAGATGTATAAGCTCATGCAGGACGGCCAGCTTGCTGTCGATAACGCATTGACTATAGCGATAACGACAGCAGGATTTAACCTCAACGGGCCCTGCTATGAGCATTACAATTTCTGCAAGCAGGTTCTTGCCGGGAATATTCAAAAGGACTCGCTTTTTGTCTACATTGCCGAGCTGGATAAAGAGGACGATGTCTGGGACAGAAATAATTGGCTGAAAGCGAATCCTTTGCAGTTGTGGGATGATGATACCACAGTCAATTCTGTGAAACTGGCAAGAATGGCCGAAAAAGCGATTGAAGCCAAGGAGAAGCAAGGCGATGAGCTTGTCAATTTTATGACAAAGTCGCTAAATCGTTGGGTAACTTATACCGGCGGTGCTTTGCTCGATTTGGATAAGTGGCATGAATGCGCTAGCGATAAAACGCTACAGGACATGCGAGGTCGTGAGTGTTATCTCGGCATCGACTTATCATCCGGCGGTGACTTGACATCAATAGCACTCCTTTTCCCGCTAGAAGATAATCGAGTCTATATATGGTCACATTCGTATATGCCGGAGCTGAGACTGCAGGAGCATATTCAGACGGATGATGCGCCGTATGGCATGTGGGCAACTCAAGGCTTGATAACGCTGACTTCGGATATGTATGGCATTAAGACGGACTACAAGCATATCATTGCTGACTTGGGCGAGATAATTAAATCATACGACTTAAAGGTGTTGGATTGCGGCTATGATAATCACAATGCAGCGACTTTTCTTGCTGACCTTGAAAGCGTGCTTGACTGCAATTTGACAGAAATTAAGCAATCTGCGCGAAGTCTCAATGACCCGACGGTTGATTTTCAGCTAAGCGTAAAAGCATGCCTTGTCGAATATGACAAAGCCAATTCTTTGCTGACATGGTCGGCAGTCAATGCTGTAATATCTCAGCCGAATTCATTCGGTGAAATCAAAATCGACAAAATGACTCAGTCGAAAAGGATTGACCCTATAGATGCTATTGTGGATGCCTGGAAGTTGTATTTCCTGAACAAAACAGAAGTTGACTATGACAATGCCGCCGATGAGTGGCTGAAATCTATGGGTGGTGATGATTAATGGAGATTTGGAATAAAATACGCGGAGTATTCAAGAATGATGCTCAAACCTATAAAATGAGTGACATTATTGAACTATTTAGCGGTAAGACAGGGACTTATACGGCTGATATAAGTGAAGTAACGTATTTTACATGTATGAAAGTCCTGAGCGAGTCAATTGGCAAGATGCCTGTCTATCTGATGGACTCAAATAAAAATCGTGTCACGCATGATACGATGTATGCTCTCGGAATTGCGCCTAACAGCATAATGACTCCTGTCCAGTTTTTCACAACGTTGGAGTACCATCGGAATCATTTTGGCAATGGCTATGCACTGGTCGAGCGCGAAAAAGGCAAGGTCAAAGGCTTGCATATTCTTAATCCGAGACGGATGCAGGTATGGGTGAATAATCTCGACGAGTTTCCCATTTGGCGGTATTACTACAAGTATGATGCCAATGGGCATGAGTATTTTATCCATCCGGAAGACATTCTGCATGTGAGGTCATGGATAACTGAAGACACTGGCCTTGTCGGCAAGTCAGTCAGAGAGATTCTTGCGGATTCGATGGCAGGTAATAAAGAGTCCCAGACGTATCTGAACGACTTATATAAAAATGGCATGACGGCCAGCGCAGTCGTTAAATTTATTGGTGACTTAAACGAAGCTAAGCGAAATAAGGTCATTGACGTTATCGAGAGACAGATTGCCAGCAGTAAAACGAAAATGTTCACAATCCCACTGGGTTGGGATGTTCAGCCGCTGAACATGAAACTGGCTGACTCGCAATTTTATGAGTTGAAAAAATACAATGCGCTGCAGATTGCGGCAGCATTTGGGCTGTCTCCTGACCATCTAAATGACTACACGAAATCGTCTTATAACAACAGTGCAATGCAGAACCTGCAGTTTTACGTCAATACGCTCCTGTATAACATCACGATTTACGAGCAGGAAATGAACCGAAAACTGCTGACTCGCAGAGAACAGGACGAAGGTCTTGGCTATAAGTTCAATGTCTGGACAATTCTCAGAGGCGATCCGCAACAGCAAGCGGATGTCTTGCAGAAGATGGCTCAGTCGGCTATATACTCGGTGAACGAGGCGCGCAACAAACTTGACCTGCCGCCTTGCGAGAATGGGGACGTGCACATGGTTAACGGCTCTTATGTAAAGCTCGAAGAGATTGGCAAGGCATATGCTGTGAAAGGAAGTGAAAATAATGCTGAAAATCAAGAACAAGAATGATAACAGCGCAGAAATATATATCAGCGGCGATATCATCGATGATGCGGATGGCGATTTTCTCAAAAATGTTTGGGGAGTCGAAAATGGGTATGAATGGCCTGCTAAAATCCGTCAGCAGTTGGATGAGCTGAAAGGCAAGGATTTGACCATTTATATCAATTCGGATGGCGGTAATGTCAATGCAGGTGTGGCGATGGCAAATATGATTGCTCGTCACGATGGCCACACTAAAGCTGTAGTCGATGGATGGTGCTGCAGTATTGCGACGCAGGTTTTCTTTGCGGCAGATGAAAGAGAGATGCCGGAAAACGCATATCTGATGATTCACAAGCCGATGGTTGGTGTCTACGGCAATGCGTTTGAACTACAGAAAACTGTCGATATTCTCAATACGATTCAAGAAGGTTTGGAGTCGACATATCGGAAAGCGGCTAAAGATGGTATCGCAGATGATTATATTACGGACATGGTCAATGACGAAACTTGGCTGACCGGAGCGCAGGCAAGTGAGATATTCAACATCAATGTGACTGGTGCAGTTGATGCAGTGGCTTGCGCAGGCAAGCATCCGCTGAATTTCAAAAAAGCACCGACAAATATCCGCTTTGCGGCGCGAGACAAGCCGCCTGAAGGAAAGCCTGTCGTCGAACCGGCAACAACAGAAGAACCTGTTAATGCTGTTGATAACACTGTTAATAAGTGTCGCATAGCTGCGGCTCTTGCACTTGCGAAAGGAGCATTGAAATGAAAAAATCGGATGAACTGCGGAACGAAATCGATAAGCTGTCCGCAAAAATTGAAGACCTGCAGAACAAAGAAGAATTTGTCGAAGCGGCAAAATGGAGTGGCGAGCTGAATGCACTGGTTAACCAGTATAAAGCAGCCAAGGCTCTTGAAGAGATGGAAATTAAGGACATGGGTAAAGGTGCTCCTGCTCCTGCCTCCAATGTGCCGGAAAATGAGCTTGCACGTCGTGCATTCAACAAGCTCGTTAAACGCGCGGGCGGCTTGACAGATGAAGAGCGTCAGGCATATAAGAACGTTACCGGCTCTCCTGGCCAGCCTGGTCAGATTGAGAGTATTCCGGCAAAAGGGGGCTACCTTGTCCCGACCGAACAGATGATGCAAATTCAAGATTTGCGCAATGAGTTCACTCAGCTCCGTGACTATATCACGGTGCGTTCCACCGACTACACGACAGGTTCTTGGCCGACGATTAGTGACCAGCAGCTCGTATTCCAGACGTTTGCAGAACTGACGGATATTCCGGAAGGCGATATTACGTTCGGTCAGGCTGATTACACGGTTGAAGACAGAGGGCTTATTATCCCTGTATCGAACCAGCTCATTGACGATGCCAATGCGGATATCGTCGATATCTGCGGCCGTGAGCTTGCTCTTGCATCTGTACGCGCTGAAAACGCTGCTGTTATTGGCCATCTTGATACGCTGACAGGCACTGGCGGCGCATCTGCTCCGACGATTTCCAGTCATAAGGCTCTCAACGAAGCACTGTTTAAGGGGTTGAACCGCAAGTATTACAACAATGCCAAAATCTACACGAATCAGAGTGGTTTCCTGTTCCTGGCCAATCTCGATGATGGTAACAATCGTCCGCTGTTTGTGCCGGATGTTACGCAGCCGGATAAATATATGTATCGCGGAAAAGAAATCGTCGTTATCGAAGATTCCTTGCTTGAGAATATCGAAACCGGCAGCGGCTCTAGTGCAAAGACCTATGCACCGTTCTTCATCGGTAATCTCGCTGAATATGTGTGGATGTTCGAGCGTCGGGGTATGGAACTGGCTATCAGCACCGAGTATCTGTGGCGTAAATATGGCACGGCATTACGCGGCGTAATCCGCTTTGGCACGACGGTGTATGACAGCAGCGCCATGATTGCTCGTAAGGTAGAACTGCCCTAATTGGAGGTGCGCATTATGGCGGTAACATTGCAGCAGGTAAAAGATTATCTTCGGATTGATGCCGCTTACGAAGATGCGCTCTTGCAGACGTTTATGGATGCGGCAGATTCATATCTTGCCGCCTCTATAGACGGTTATGCTGACAAGCTGACAGATGCCGACTTTGCATCAAAGTCTGACATGGTAAAATTGGCACTTGTATCCGAATTCTACAGGAATCGTGACACGTCCAATGACCAGCGCGAGAACTTCCCTTACTATATCCAAAGCCAGATTGCTCAGTTGCAATATTGGGCTGATGTGGAGGCAGAGCCATGATTAATACCGGGAATGTGATGAGAACGACAATTGACGATTTGAAGGAGAGAATCCAGATACTGTCTTTTGTCAATTATCGCAACGAACTTGGCGATATTTTACAGAGCGAAGAAGTCGTGCGGGCGGAATGTTGGGCGAAGGTGTTGGCGATTAGTGCCGGTATATCAGATGGCGGCGTTGAACGGACTGCATCTATCGGTTATCGCATAATCGTGCGTTATCGCGATGACATATCACCGGACGATGTTATTAAGTGGCGTAACAAGAGATTACGCATAACATCCACTCCGTATGATGCAGAGTCTCGCAGAATCTGGATTGTCCTTGATTGCCAGGAGGTGGTTCCGGATGGCAAGGCGGAATAATTACAAGGCGAAATCGTTTTCGCGTGGACATGTTTCGACAGGCCAAACGGAACAGCATCTTAAAGAGCTTGGCGACCATGTCTTAGCTGCGGCAAAAGATGCGCTCAAAAAAGGTGCCGATGAAATTGTGAACGATGCAAAAAGTCGTTGTCCTGTTTACGAGGGGCATAAGAAGAACGGCAGAGCGTATTTTGCGCAGGATGTTACTCCGGGGGCGTTGCGTGACTCGATTAAAGCCGAGTCAAAGCGCAGCGGCACAGTATATCAGATTTCAGCAAATGCGAAATCGAGAGACGGGTATTTGTATGGGCAGATTGTGGAGTTCTCTCCGAGAGTCAATCGCCCGTTCCTATATCCGGCGATGGAAGCGCATAAAGATGGCGTAAGGCAAAGTATTATTCAAGCTATTCAAGCGGCTGTAAAGAGAAGGTGATGATGTGGAAACAATGGAACTGGAAGCGCAGGTATATGCAGGCATAACAAGCGACAGCGACCTGCTGTCTATGCTGCCGAAAGGCATTAAGTCTGTATTCCACCTGCAGGCACCAAGTGACGATAATCTGCGTTATCCGATTCTCGTCTATTCACCGGTGAGCGATGTTCCCGCTCTTGTCGGTGATGATATTGAGGTAACTCACAGAGTTACTATGCGCGTCCATATAATTACGACCGATGGGCAGTATCACGCAATATATCGTCGGATTCATCAGATAATGCAGGGGTTGGGATATGCGAGAGTCCAGGCTATGCCTTATGTCGAAAATGATCAAAGAGTTTTAATCGTAGATTACAGGATAGGAGTTGATTCGGAATGGCAACAGTAGGTTTGAAGAACCTTTACTATGCACCGTTGTCGAGCGACAGTAGCGCAGGGGCTACATATGGAACAATGAAACGAATTGCTGGCGCGATTCAGGTAGATATTAATCCGTCTATCTCGTTCAACACGTTATACGGTGATGATGCGCCTTTTGCAACGGACTCGTCTATGACGGAAATCACGGTAACAATTGAAACGGCAGATTTGCCGCTTGAAGACCAGGCCGCCCTTCTCGGGCACGAAGTCGATTCGACGACTAAACAGCTAATCGCAAAAGCGAGCGATACTGCGCCGTATGTGGCTCTTGCTTTTGAAGCGAAAAAACACAACGGGCAGACTCGCTATGTGAAACTGCTGAAAGGTCGTTTTTCGCCGTCGCAGGAAACAATTCAAACGAAGGGCGAGAGCGTAAACTTTACGACTCCGAAGATGGAAGGTCGTTTTGTTGCGCGTGAGTACGACGGCCAGTGGAAGCGCGTGGCAGATTCGGACAACACAGAAAGTGCAACGGTAATCGCAAGCTGGTATACCAGTATCGAAGCATGATGATATAGTGGGCGGCAGGTTGAGAATCCTGCCGCTTTTTTAGGAGGGCTACAAGATGGATATTCCAAAAATTAAACTCGCGACAGGTGAAGAAGTGACATTGCCACGTCCGAACATGAAGATGTGGAGATTGGTCGCAGAATATGACGAGAAAAATAAAGACGAGTGGACTTTCCATGAGTTGATGGTTGAACATGCTAAAATCGTCGGTCAAATGTTTGGCGTTAACCCGGACGATATTGATCCCGCCTATGTTGTCCCTGGATATCTTGACGGCGCAAGATATGTGATAAACTTGGTGAATGAAAAACTAAAGAAACTCCCAAAAAACGCAGAAGCGGAGGAAGCGAAATAACGCTGACTCCGTACGAGCATTTACTAAGGCTCTATGCACGTTTTCAGGAAGGTTATAGCTGGACAGTACAAGATATTGATAATACTGACATGGATTTTCTACTCGACCAGCTATGCGTTCTGGAGAAACTGGAAGCGGCAAAAGATACTGCATATATCGATGATGTCTTATAAGTGAGGTGAGATTATGGCAAAAGGTAAAGATGCGATGGGACAGGAAGTCGACAGCTTATATCTGTCGTTGGGCTTAAATATCGCTGATTTAGAACTAGGCTTTGAAACGGCTGGAAAGACAGTCAAGCAGGCTATGTCTCGCCTCAATAGCGAAGCAAACCAGATTCGGCTCAAGGCGGATATCGATGTGACACGGCTAGAAGCCGCCGGAAAATCCGTGGAGGCGCTCAAGGCAAGGGAAAAGGCTCTCAATGATGAACTGGCAGTGCAGCAGAAGAAACTGGAACTGCTCAATAGGGCTTATCAGGCCAACGAGAAGACATACGGCAAGGATAGTGCGCTGACTCGTGGCGTCGATACGAAACGGCTCTACCAGGTGCGTGATATCGAAAGGCTCAAGGCGCAGCTCGCACAGGTAAATGGGGAACTGGCAAAGACTGGCACAGCATCGACATCTGCGCTCGGTACGTTGGCAAATGGCTTCAGCAATGTCACAGGTAAGGTCACGGGTACTGTTGGTGCTATCAGCAAGTTGAATACTGCTATCACTGGTGTTGTCGCAGGGATAACGGCAGGAGCTGGCATATTTGCGCTGACAGACAAGGCGATGAAAGCTGGCAATGACTTATATAAGTTATCGACCAGACTACATACAACGACGGCAGAGGCATCGCAGCTATCGAAAGTCTTCCAACTATCCGGCACGGATATTAACTCGGTGATTCCGTTATTTGCGAGACTGGATAAACAAGCTCTGGCTGCGGCCAAAACTCAAAACTCGTTGTCGCAGGCGATGACTGAATTTGGATTTACACTCACAGACGATAAAGGAAACCTGCTGTCCTATCAGCAACAATTAGCACAGTTAGCTAAAGGATACCAGGCGGCAGTCAAGGCTGGCCGTGAAACTGAGTTCGTGACGCAGGCTCTGGGAGCCAAAGGTGCGGCACTTGTCCCGCTTCTGCAGGACTATGCTACGAACATGGAGATAGTATCCCGGATTAAGACGACAGGACTCTTGAATCCGCAAGAAGCTCATGAGTTATATATCGAATGGCAGGCTATGCAGATGCAGGCAGGTCAACTCACGGGAGCCATAGGGCAGGCTCTTATGCCAGTAGCCAAAGAGCTGATGCCGGAGATAACGGAGGGATTCGCTGAGTTTGCGCAACAAATCAAAGATAACCAGGACTCCATCAAAGCGTTTGGCAGTGCTGCAGGAGATGTTCTTGGTGGTTTGGCATCATCTATCACGACATTGATTTCCCTGATGGGAGATTTGAAAAAAGGATGGGATGATGTATCCGGATTATCCAAGGATGAGGCCATTATTCGTGCTAATGGTGGCGGCTTTTGGTTGGATGCATCGTCTTTCATTGGTGGAGCTATTGGTGCTGGCGTAGGTGGCCGTTTCGGTGGTGTCAAAGGTGCTGCCGCTGGCGGATTGTTTGGATCGCAGTTATTTGAAGATGTCAGCATTAAATCTGCTAAAGCAGGAGCGTCGTTAGGATTATGGGGCCATGATTGGGACGAGTATAGTGCCAATGCAGAACGTCAGAAGTTACTTGAGCAAGAAAAGAAAGCTTTTGAAGAGTACAACAAGCAGATTCGTGAGGAGACCAAAAATACAGTCACTGAGACAACGAAGCTGAAAGAGCAGGCCGCTGATGCCCACAAGCAATTAGAAGAAGAGATGGCCAATACTACGAGCGAAAAGCTGAAAGAGCAGTTAGATGCTATTAAGGACAAAGTCGAAGCTTCTATTGCAGAGGGGAAGACTGAGGCCGCTGCATGGGCTGGTGTTGCTGATGACATCAAGAAGGCTGTAAAAGCGGCTGCCAAGGAAGCAAAAGAAGCAAACAAGGCATTGACTCGCAGTATTGCTGGCTTGTCTATGAGCGACTACCAGAAGAACCTATATAGCATCGATAATGCGGCTGAGGATACGCTCAAGAAAGGTGCTGATCCGGCTCTCGTTGCTCGTGAAGCGATGTTGAAGAAATCCAAGGTCGTTGAGCAGTTTGAAAAGGAAACGGCTGAATATCTTGATAATATCTATGCAGATTCGCTCACGAAACGGCTCAACCAGATAGAGCGCGAGAAAAAAGCGTGGATACAGAAGGGTATGGATGAGGTCACGGCGACGCGGGCGGCTGAGGCGCAAAAACAACAAGCGATTAATGATTCCGTGAAAAACATGTTCACGTCTCAGAAAAAGTATTTGGAGATATATCGCCGGGCTATGCAGGGGCAGGTCGCTGGCAGCAGTGGCATGTATGACTTCACGATGAGCCAGGGAGAACGTCAGCAGAATGCGATTCAGGCTCTCAAGTCTGCGATGATGAGGGAGGCTGGCGTGAATCCGTGGGACAGGACGACAATGTCTGAGGTGATGGGATTCCAGAAGGCTATGAAAGAGGCTAATAATTGGGGTTCTGACCTTATCAAAGGCGGCAGTGCGGGCGGCATGGCAGAGCTGACGAATACGCTCACTCAGTCAAATAGCGAGATAACCAATATCCTCGGTCAGATTAATCCGGAGG